AAGGCAAAAGCTAAAGCTATATCCGCAAGGAACAAAGCGAAGGCAAGCAGATGACATACTTAGAACTTGTAAACGATGTTTTAGTTAGGTTGCGTGAAGCAACTGTTTCAACTGTTTCCGAAACAACATATTCTTCCCTCATTGGCAAGTTTGTCAATGATGCCAAGCGTCAAGTTGAAGATGCTTTTGCTTGGAATGTTCTTGGCACAACAATCACTCTGAGCACTACTTCAGGCACATACTCTTATGCTTTGACAGGTTCTGGTCAAAAGTTTCAAGTTCTTGATGTGTTGAATGTCACAAGCAACATTCGCATGAAGAACATCGACTTTGCCACTATGAACAGGTTTCAGAACTTCTCTACACCTGTTAATGGAATCCCTGCCTATTACGCCTTTGATGGGGTCAATGGTAGCTACGACACCAAAGTAACGCTGTATCCTCGCCCTGACGGTGTTTACAGCATCCCATTTAGCCTGACAGTCCCACAAGCCACATTGTCATCAGATGCAACAATCATCTCTGTGCCTGATGTGTTGGTTGCTCAGAATGCTTATGCTCGTGCTTTGGTTGAGCGTGGTGAAGATGGCGGTCTGTCTTCATCTGAGGCTTATTTGCTCTACAAAGCAATGTTGTCTGATTACATTGCATTGGAAGGCACACGCTACCCTGAGAATCAGGAGTTTGTAGCGGTATGAGCCAACAGATTCAGACATTCAGCATCTCAGCCCCAGGTTTTTACGGTCTGAATACTCAAGACTCGCCTCTTGATTTGAATGCTGGTTTTGCCTTGGTTGCGACTAATTGCATCATTGACCAATATGGTCGTATTGGCTCACGCAAAGGCTGGTCAAGGGTCAATTCTTCTTCTGGTGACTTGGGTGCAAATGATGTCAAGGTCATTCACGAATTGGTGCTGGCTGATGGAACATTGACTGTCTTGTTTGCTGGAAACAACAAGATATTCAAGTTGAGTTCTACAAATGTTGTGACTGAACTCACCTATGGGGGTGGGGGTAGTGCACCAACCATCACTGCAAGCAATTGGCAATGTGCGTCATTGAATGGCATTACTTACTTCTTTCAGTCTGGTCACAATCCATTGATCTATGACCCTGCTGTATCGACTACAACATACCGTAGAGTTTCAGAAAAAACTGGTTATCAAGCTACAGTTCCTGATGCTGACATTGTGATTTCAGCGTTTGGTCGTTTGTGGGCGGCTAACACTACGGCTGTAAATGCTACTGTTTACTTCAGTGACTTGATTTCTGGTCATGTGTGGTCAACAGGTACTGCTGGCTCATTGAATGTGAACAATGTGTGGGTAAATGGTGCTGACCAGATCACTGGTTTAGCGGCTCACAATGGTTTCCTGTTCATCTTTGGTAAGCGTCAGATTCTTGTCTATCAAGGTGCAACAGCACCATCAACTATGTCTATCAGTGACACTGTTGAAGGTATTGGTTGTATTGCTAGAGACAGTATTCAGACAACAAGCACTGATGTGTTGTTCTTGTCAAACTCTGGTGTCAGATCGTTGATGAGAACAATTCAAGAGAAGTCTGCACCTGAGAGAGACTTGTCAAAGAATATTCGCAATGATTTGATGGGTGCTGTGGCTGGTGAGACATTGGCAAACATCAAGTCTGTGTATTCAGAGCGAGAAGCCTTTTATTTGTTGACAACACCTAGCATTGATACCACTTGGTGCTTTGATACCAAGGCTTATTTGCCTGATGGTTCTGCAAGGGTGACTACTTGGGATTCCATTACGCCTAAGTCTTTCTTGTCTCGCAGAGATGGAAGTCTTTACATTGGCAAGAATGGATACATTGGGTACTACAACACATACCAAGATTACAACGCTTCTTACCGTATGTTGTACTACACAAACCATGCTGATCTTGGCGACCAGAATGTAACTTCAATTCTAAAGAAGTTGTCTACGGTTGTGATTGGTGGAACAAATCAAGTTGTAACATTCAAGTGGGGTTTTGACTTTAAGACAAACTACTTGTCTGACAATGCAAGTATTCCAGCGCAAGGTGTTTACTATTACGGCATTGCTGAGTATGGTGCAAATGCCACAACGATTGCTTACTATTCTGATGGTGTTGCGTTACAGACTTTGACTGTTTCGGCATCAGGCACAGGCAAGGTTGTTCAAACAGGTTATGAATCAGACATTAATGGTGCGGCATTGTCTATTCAGAAGATTGAAATTCAAGCCAAGAATGGCAAACTGAGTTAAAGGAGAGTATTGTGTCTGACTATACCAAGAGTACGAATTTTGCTACCAAAGACAATTTGTCTTCTGGCAACCCTTTGAAGATTGTCAAGGGTACTGAGATTGACACTGAGTTCAACAACATTGCCACTGCTATTGCAACTAAAGCAGATTTGGCAAGTCCTACCTTTACTGGCACACCAACACTGCCAACTGGTACGGTTGCTGTTACTCAGGCTAATGGAAGTAACACAACCACTATTGCTACCACTGCTTTTGTTCAAGCGGCAATTGCTTTGTTGTATCCAGTGGGTTCTATCTACACGAATGCAAGTGTTAGCACTAACCCTGCAACTTTGCTTGGCTTTGGTACATGGACTGCATTTGGTGCTGGTCGTGTCATGGTTGGTTTCGATTCAAGTAATGCGTTGTTTGATACTGCTGAAGAAACAGGTGGTAGTGCAGATGCAATCACTGTCAGCCACACTCACACGGCAACCACAACATCAACAGACTCTGGACATAATCACTTTATTGGGAATACAAGCACAGGATTTGGTAATGCTGGGGGAGGTAACTGTTCTGTTATTGGTGCGGCTCAAACAGTAGCAACCACAACTAACACAGCAAACATCACTTCTACAACAACAGTTGCCTCAACAGGTTCAAGTGGCACAAATGCCAACTACCAACCGTACATTACTGTCTATATGTGGAAAAGGACTGCGTGAAGACACCAGTAATCTATCACAATGATTACATTGTCTTTTTGGAAAATGATTTTGGGTTCACTTTTATACATTGCGATTGTGTGAAGTGGACAAAGGAAGTGAAGAAAGATTTGTTAGGTGATTTGAGAAAGTTGTTTGAGATACATAGAAGTGAGATTTATGCAATACATGAAATTGGTGATGTAAAGCATGAGAAATTTCTAAGTATTGTGGGATTTGAGTATCTGAAAGATTTTGTCGGTTCAGATGCAAAATTAAGACAAATATTTGTTAGGAGAAAATGATGGGAGTTGAAGCCGCATTAGTTATGGGAGGTGCATCACTGTTAGGTGGTGCAATGCAAAGTAAAGCCGCTGGAGATGCGGCACGACAATCTGCACAAGCGCAACTTGAGTCTGCACGAATTGCGGCTGAAGCGGCTAAGTTTCGCCCTGTAGGGGTTACTACTAGGTATGGCTCATCGCAGTTCCAGTTTGATCCTAGCGGTTATCTGTCTGGTGCTGGCTACACAGTCTCTCCTGAACTTAAAGCCTATCAAGATAGATTGATGGGATTGACTGAAAGAGGATTAACTGAAGCTGAGATGGCACAACAACAGTATGCACCTTTGCAAACTGGTGCGGCTGGACTGTTTGGATTGGGTCAGCAGTATCTACAGCAGACACCTGAACAAGTGGCATCTCAATACATGAGACAGCAACAAGATTTGCTTGCGCCTAGCCGTGAGCGTCAATATGCTCAGTTGCAGAACCAGTTGTTCCAAACAGGTCGTGGTGGCTTGTCAGTAGGTGCTACAGGATTGCGCCCAAGTGGTGCGGCTGGTTTGGGCGCTACTACTCCTGAGATGGAAGCCTACTACAACGCATTGGCACAACAAGACTTGCAATTGGCTTCTCAGGCTCAACAGGCTGGTCAACAGAATGTGGCATTTGGCGCAGGATTGCTTGGACAAGGTGCTGGCTTAATGGGTCAGTATCAAGCTGGTCAGGTTGGTGCTCTGAGTCCATTTAGCACTTACTTAGGTGCTGGTTCTACCATTGAATCTCTTGGACAACAGCCTTTGACATTAGGGTCTGCATTGGGCGGTCGTTCTGCTGAAGCTGGTGCTGGTGTTGGTAGAAGTTTGCTTTTGGGCGGTATGGGTGCGGCTCAAACCCTTCAAGGTGCGGCAGGACAAAGTGGTATTGGTACAGCATTGATGAACTTGGGTAGAAGCCCTGAGTTTGGTAGTGGTGTGGCAAATTATTTATTTCCTTTAAAACAACAAGAACAAGCAGCTATGGAAGACCCTTTTGGATCAGTTGGATTTTCAGTATTTGGAAATTAGTCATAGGATTAAATCATGGCATCAGACATCTTAGGTTTATTTACTACTCCACAGCAGTATGAGCAACAGCGTCTTGCGGCTATGGAAGCGCAAGCCTTGCAATCAGCAAGACTCAGCCCAATGGAACAGGGTCAATATGGCATTGCTCTTGGCGCACAGCAACTAGGTCGTGCCATTGGCGGTGCTTTGGGTGGTGTTGACCCACAATTGCAGAAGATCACTCAGCGTCAGCAGTTGCTTGGCATGATTGACCCAAGCAACCCAGACTCATACGCACAAGCCATTCAAACAGCATTGCAAACTGGCGATCAAGAAGCAGCATTCCTGTTGCGTAATGAAATGATGCGGGTGCAAGAACAGGCATCAGTTGCCGAGGCTCGTAAGTTTGAGCGTGAAGGTCGTTTGATTGAGCGTAAGTTGGGTGAGCAAGAGCGTAACATGAAGTCAATGGCATCAATGGAAGCTAATGGCATAGACCCTGAAACTGGTTTGTATCTGAATAAGCCATTGGTTGACCCAGTAACACAAGAATTTAATCAAGAAGTTGCAAATAAATTAATTTCTAAATATGGGCAATCTGGTGCAGATATTGTTAGGACAAGGCTTGAGAGTGCGCAAGGCATTGGCACTTTACAAGAAAAGCAAGTTGCTAGAACGCAAGAGCAACAAATACAAAATTTATCAAAAGCACTTATTGCAGCTGATGGCTCTATAAATGAGGAAGTTCATACTAAATTAATGAGTCTTGGAGAAAAAGGACAAAGTGCTATCAATAGAGTTTTAGAAGGCAGAAAATTATTTGAGCTAAGAGATGCTCAAAAGCTGGCTGAAAATTTGTATGATCCAACAACAGGCGAAGTCAATATAACAATTAGAAATGAGTTGCAAAGAACTCCTGCTGGTCGAGAGGTTCTTAAAGGACTCACGCCAGAGACTAAGGTCTTTAAGCGTGGTGACATCATTACTGAGAAAGATCCTATTACTGGAAAATATGAAATAGTGACACCTACAGGATTGAAGCAAGTCCCTGTTGGCGAAAATCCAATCAAAGCCATGATTGATAGCAAGGCAATTGACAAAACGGTTGAACCTTTTGCTAAAGAAATTGCGGCTCAGTGGGACAACCTTGATGACAAAGGAAGGGCAGATTCTCTTGAAAGCCTTACTAAAGTAAATAATACTGCTTTAGATAGAAACCAGAGAAAAGCTGAATCTAGTGTTGGTGGTTCTGATAAGGTTCAATCTAGCAAAACTACGCCAGATGGTACAACTATCTTGGTTATGAAGGATGGAACAACTAAGGTTATTAGTGCTCAAGGTGTTGAACTTAAAGGTCAAGCTAGAGCAGATGCAATTAAGGCATCAGAAGAGTATGGAGCAAAGCTTCAAGGAGTTAGAGCGCAAGAGAGAGGTCTTGCTGACTTTACTGCAAAACAAGTTGGTCAAGCATTTGCACAGATTGGCAAAATCAAGACAAATATTGGCAACATTAATGAGGCTATTGACGCAATTGACAAGGGTGCGAATACAGGTGTAATCGCAAGTAAATTTCCAAACATAACAGCGGCATCAATACAACTTGCAAATGTAAGAAATCAATTAGGTCTTGATGTCATTGGTTCTGTAACATTTGGTGCTTTGTCAGAAGGTGAATTGAACCTTGCCTTGGATACAGCGTTGCCAACTACCTTGTCTCCCAAAGACCTCAAAACATATTTGGTGAATAAGAAAACTGCTCAAGAAAAACTTGTTGGTTATCTGTCCAAACAAGCAACTTACTTGTCAAAGTCGGGCAATACATTGGCTGGATGGTTAGAAATGGTTGAAAACCAAGGTGGTTCAGCACCATCAGACCTCCCTGCTGGAGTTACTGTTAAAAGGAAAAATTGACATGGCTAAATTTAAGTATGAAATTGCTATTCCTAATAGCGGAACTTATGAGGTTGAGTCAGATCGTGAGTTAACAGATGCACAGGCATATCAGTATGCCTTGCAACAAGCGTCACAACAAGCCCCCGCACCGAGTGCGACAAAAGATGCAACATCTTCAATGCTAGATGCATTTAAAAGAGGTCTTGATATAACGACAAGGGCTGTTGCTCCTACAGCAGTTGGTGCTAGTGTTGGGCAATACTTTGGCGGTGCGCCAGCGGCTTTAGCTGGAAGTGTATTAGTTCCAGCCGCTGATGTGGTTGGAAGCGTTGCCAATCTCGCAATGTCTCCATTTACAGATTACAGGTTAATGCCAACTTCCCAAGGTCTTCAGAATTTAATGACTAGAGCTGGTTTGACTGCTCCTCCAGAAGAACAAACAGCACCTGAAAGAGTTGTAAGTGCTGGTCTTGAAACCATGACTGGTGTTGGCAAACAAATTCCAGCATTAGCAAATTTGGCTACTACGGCAACTACACAAGGTGGTAGAGAATTGGCTGGTAGATTGGCAACAGAGCCAACAACTCAAGCGGTTGTAGCACCAGTGGCAACAATGGCTGGTCAAAGTGTTTATGAATTGACCAATAATCCTGTTGCGTCTTTTGTCACAACATTAGCAACTTCACTTTTGGGTATAAAAAGACCTAAGACACAGCAAGCTGTATCAGAAGAGGTAATGGGAAAGATTGCTCAAGAAAGATATGACGCTTTGGGTCAAATGGGTTTTAAATTTAAAACTGCTGATTTTGTCAAAGACATGACAAATGTTACGGCAAATTTAAGGTCTGAAGGTTATACACCTAAAGCGTACCCAAAGATTGCTGGTGCAATAGAAGAACTAACAAGTTCAACTCAACCAAAAGATTGGACTGAGTTACAAGCGTTGAGAAAAATCATTCGTGGAGCGCAGAAAAGTACAGACCCAGAAGAAAAGCGTTTGGGTTCTATTTTGTTGGATAGGTTTGACGACTACTTAATGAAAGTAGATCAGACAAAGGTTGAGGCAGGTGACACTAAGGTTTTGAGCAAAACTTGGGCTGAAGCCAGAGATGCTTATTCTAAGATGAAGAAGTCCGAAATCTTTACAGATATGCTTGAAGATGCAAAACTAGATGCCACAAAATACACTCAATCGGGTGCTGAAAATTCAATGGCGGCTCAATTGAGACAACTTGCCAAAAATGATAAAAGAATGGCTATGTTTACGCCAGATGAAAGAGATGCAATTAAAAAGGCGGCTAAAGGAGATGTGCCACAAAACCTTTTGAGATTCTTTGGAAAGTTCGCCCCAACTGGTGCAATTACTGGTGGCACTACTGCTGGAGCTATATATTTTGACCCTGTAACTGGCGTTGCAATTGGTGCTACAACAATGGCATCAAGGGCTGGTGCTACCCAATACAGAATGGGAACTATTGAAGAGTTGGCAAATCAAATGCGAACTGGCAGTAAGCCTGTGGTTACTGGTGGCGCAACAAGAGTATTGCCAGCGTTAGGAACTCAGGCTGTGATTCAGTCTCCTAGTCTTTTTAATCAGATGCCAGCAATTGATATTTTGCGTGAGAGAAGAATACGAGAAATGCAACAAAGTCCTACAGCTAGAGGCTTGTTCACACAATAATAGGAGACTGAAATTGATCCAATCACGATTTGCCTCATGGCGGCAGGGCTGGTCAAGCAGATTCAGCAAGGTGTTGACCTTTACAAACAGGCTAAAGAGCACTTTGTCGAGGTTAAGAGCACTGTTGACCAAGCTGTGGCTGTGGGTAGAGAGATTGGCGGCTTCTGGAGTCAGCTACGCAAGTTCTTTGGTGCTAAACCTAAGCCTCAAGTTGCAAGACCTTTGGCTAAGTCTAAGAAATCTGCTTATGTCTCTGTTGACGAGACTCAAGTCAAAATAGACATCGTAAAGAATCTGACAGAGTTCTTCAAACTTCAGGAGCAATTAGCGGCACACATCAGAGAGGAAGAAGAAAAGAGTCTGACAGTCTATGACCCTAATCAGAACCATATGGAGGCGGCTCTAAAAAGGGTTATGGCACAGCAAGAGATGGACAGGTTGGTAATTCAGATTCGTGAGTGTCTCGTATATTCTGCCCCGCCTGAGATGGGTGCTCTGTACAGTTCTGTGTATGACATGAAGGACAAGATTGAAGAGGAGCAGACTCAGGCAAGGTTGAAAGAAGAGGCTCTCAAGAGGCAAGCACAATGGCTACGCAAAGAGGAAGAAAGAAGCCTACAAGCCAAGCTAGGCGCAGTGGTAGTGACTTTTATATTCCTGCTGTACCTGTGGATGTGGTTCGTGTTCGTAAGCCATTGGGGGAAGAAGTAATGGGTTGGATTGCGGCTTGCGTACTGATTGCTTTGCTCTTGCCTTTGATGGCATTTCTTTATCTTGACATCTTGGAGACTAAGAATGAGGCTAAGACTCAGGTTGAAAAGGTTGAGAAGTTGAGAAGACAAGTTGAACAAAAAGATAGGGAGAAAGAGAAATGAATATCTACTGCATTTGGGGTTTGTCAATCCTGTTGGTCTTGCTAACAGGTTGTGAAGATAGGTTCAGGTATCCTTGCCAAAATCCTCAGAATTGGGAACTTGATGAATGCAAACCCCCTATTTGCACTGCTTCAGGCACTTGCCCAGATCAACTCGTCACAATTGAAAAGGAGAAGAAGTAATGGCTACCGTAGGATACAAACCAAATAATCGTCTTACCGCTGATGAGATTGAGGTCAGGGTATGGGCATTCGTTATCGTGGTCTTGGTGACCATCCTGTTGAGTTCTATGGGTATGTTCTTGTACTCAGTTTCATTTGTCACCCAACCCATGAATGGGATGGCAGCAATTGACAAGGTCTACACCCAACAGATTTCAACCATTATGGTCTTCATCACTGGTGTGCTAGGTGGTGTGGCTGGTAGGTCTGGTGTCAAGGCGATAGCCAATGCCACCGCCAAGGCAGAATCAATTGACAATGACGAGCCACCCAAGCCATGACCATATTCAACCCTTATGTGCTTCTCGGCATCGTTGTGGCGGTGCTGAGTAGCTTTGGCGGTGGGTACTGGAAAGGCTCAAAGGATGAGGTGACTCGTCAGCAACTTGAGATTGCCAAACTCAATGCCGAGGCGAGGCAAAAGGAACAAATCCTAGTTTCAGCAATCCAAACCCAAGCCACTAAACTTCAGAAAGCAAATCAAGATGCAAAACTTGTTCAACAAAAGCGTAATGCTGACATTGACTCTGGTGCTTTACGGTTGCGGCTTCCTGTCAAAGCAGCCAACTGCCCCATACATACCCCCACAGATACCGCCCCTGCCCCCCGAGATAGCGGTGAAGAGAGAGCCGAACTTGACGCAGAGACTGCTCGATCTCTTGTCGCCATCACCGACTCAGGAGATGAAGCAATCAGACAACTCACCGCCTGTCAACAAGCCTACGAATCCATCTACCAAACCTTGAAAGGAAAACCATGAACTTATCAGCAAACTTCACGCTAAAGGAACTTACCAGATCGGATACTGCTGATCGTCTGGACATTGACAATACACCCAATGAGGAGCAAATAGAGTCATTGCGTCTGTTGTGTGAGAACATCCTACAACCAGTGCGTGACCACTTTGGCAAGCCTGTGAAGATTACATCTGGTTTCAGGTGTGCTGCTTTGAACCAAGCGGCAGGAGGTTCATCTAATTCAGACCATTGCCGTGGGCAAGCCTGTGATTTTGAGATTGATGGTGTACCCAATCCTGAGTTGGCACAGTGGATTGCTGACAATCTCCAGTACACCCAATTGATCTTGGAGTTCTACACCCAAGGTCAGCCAAATTCGGGCTGGGTTCATGCCTCGTTTAATCCTGATAATTTGAAATGTCAGTCACTCACCGCCACCAAGGTGGCAGGGAAAACTACTTATCTGAATGGATTAGTGGCGTAAGCAGCCTCTTGCAGAAGTGCTTGGGGATGAGGTGTTCAAACAAGATCACATCTCCACACTTCTGGCATAACCAAGCTACGCCTTGGTCTACCTTAGTCTCCCTCTCGCCTCGCAGACCCCTTTGTCTGCCATAGAAGGTGCGTATTTTGACGATCATTTCTTGTTGCTCAGTGCCTTGGAATAGATAAAAACTTGGTTCTTTTCGTTGATGTCACGCTTGTCCTGCTTTCGTTTGGCAAATTCCTCACCCTGCTTAAAGCGTTTCATCTTTTCATCACGCAACCAAATGCTTGCGCCTTTGTAGTCGAATGCGTTCATGTGTTCTTCTCCTTCAACTTGGCTTCAATGGCTCGGGCAAAGTCATGCACCCAACTGCCAAACAAAATTCGGTACTCTTCAGCAATAGGCTGCAAATCGTTATTGGTCAGCCCTACCCATGTGCGCTGTGGTGTGTTGGCAGAAAGCCATTCCCCCATCATTTTTCTAATGTCATCTAAATTGTCTGCGTGTCGTTCAATCAAATGAAAAGCAATTGCGCCATCCATGCCTTTCCATTGTTGAGAATTATCCTCAACTGTTACAGGCTCTTGCTCTGGCTGTGCCAAGGCTTCTTTGATAGCGGTGATAACTTTGTCAATTTCTGCGTTTGCTTTGTCAGCGCCACAATTACACTCATCACCGACTGAATCGTTGGCACACCCTTCTTCATGTTGCGGACACGAATACCAAGTATCTTCACAGTAGTAATGCATTTGCTTATTGTTTTCCAACGCCTCCAGTGCCAGCTTCAATGCTTCATCTTTTGTCATTGTGGACTCCTTCCGCAGTGTGGGCATCGGGCAATAATTGTCAAAATATGGCGTTTGCATTTTGTACAGATGTAACTTTGTCTCATGCTTGCTCTCCTCTGGCTCTTATGAAACGAGCCACTTCTGAACCCCAAAATATATTTGTGTCGTTGTCATCAAAAAACTTTGCACAGGCTTCTTTTTCTTTGGCGGCTACAAGTTGGGCAAACTCAGTTAATGCGTCCATGTATAAACCGTCACGATTGCCTGTTGTCACAAGGCGGCATTGAATTGCAAATCGAATAATTTCATCTTGTGTCATTTCTTCATTGCCCTAATATAAATTGCGAAAGAACTCAGTGTGTCATTGCCAAAGCATTTCATCTTTTCAATCTCGACTGCCACTTCTTCAAGAATGTCGTTTCTGAGTTCGTCATAGACTTGCTGCTGAGTTTTGTATTCTTCGACCTGTCTCTTTCGGTTCAATGAATCATTCATGCGGTAACTCCTGAAGCTCCAAAATTCGTTTATTCAGTCTGGATATTCTTTGCTCGTTGTAGTTAACAATTGATTGCGAGTATTCAACTGAGGTTTCTGCTTGCAGCTTGGCAAGCTGTGCCTCAATCAATTCCTTTTGCACCACCTCCAAAGGTGTCTTTGCTCTGAGCAAATCCTTTACATATTTAATCGTTAAGTCTCGCCAGTTCATGGCTTTTTCCTTTTCTTTGATGGCTTGAACTTACCCGCCTTGCGAAAGATGGTACGCAAGCTGTTGTAGTTGACACCGAACCTGTTGGCAATCTCCAGCTTGCTGAACCCTTGGTCGAACAAACTGAATGCTCTACGCTCGTCAATTTGTATGGGTTTACGCCCCGATCCTGCTCTAGCACCACCTTTCATCCTCGCCCCCTATGGTTGAAAACAAATCCTCTTTTGATTTTTGAGTTGGTGCAACTGTAGGTTTTGGCAGCCACATCCCTGACCCACTTCGGGCAGTCTGGACATATCACTCTTTTTCGCTTTCCTTTAGAAGCCACAAAACAAATGCTACGCACACTGCTATTCCCAATGCGAATGCGAATGTCGCTATCAGCAGAAAATTTACTATGGTTTCGAGCATGATTGGTCACCCCTTTGTCTTTGCTATCAAAGTAGAGCAATGCGCCAGCACAAAGCAATGCCACCATGACCTTGCGCCAGTGATTCATTTGGTTGCCACAATCAGTTCCAACTCAGCATCTTTGAGTTGGTCTTTGATGATGGTCAACTCCTCCTCCACCATCTTGAGTTTCTTTTCCATCCTCGTTCTTGTCAATCTCTCAGCGTTGGCGTAGCCAATCAAAGAAGACTCAACTGCCACCTTGCGAATCAGTTGGATGATCTGGTCACGACTCATAAAGCCACCAGCGATGTCTTTTGAGGGCGCAATCTTGGCGATCAGTTCTTCCAATTCTTTTTCCATAGTCATGCTGTTTCTCCTTGTGGTTGTCGAATATTCCATGCGGACTGAAGTGCGGTGAAGTTCATGGGTGCAATGGTTACAGTGGACAGGAACAAGCCCTTACCATGCGTTCTGCGCCCCCAATCGTCTGTTGCCTTGATGTTCTTGAGTTCATGCCTCTTAACAGCGTTGTAGACGCTATGCTGCTTGAACCCTGCCTCTATCAACTCTTCCATGCTGCGAGGTTCTTGGCAGAAGTCTTGTAGAGGTGTCATTTCTCCCTCGCTTTCAGCATTGCGTCTGCCATGATGTACGCACTTCTTGCACATATATACTCTGAGTCGTTGTCAGCGTCACCAACATAAATTCCATCTTCATATTGGCTTTGTAAAATTACTTGCATAGACTTTGCCGCAAAGTAGTCTCGCAAAGTCATGCCTCTTGAATTTGTTTCTTGGTCTTCAATGTAAATGCTTTGTACTGGAAATGCTGGTGGGTTGTTCATTTCACCATCTCCTTTGCAATTTCAATTAAGAAAGGCACAGCCAGAATCAAGCCCACTAGGGTGGCTTGTAGGGTTTGTTTAAGCGTCATCATCATTCTCCTCGCAGAGTTCACAAGTGGGGTGCTCAGGGTCACGGCAGTCGGGGTGTTGGGACAGAAGATATTGGTAGCGTCTGAGGTGACGAGCCTCAGCCTTGATCTCCTCGGCTTCTGAATCGTCAATTGGGTACATCAGTAATCCTCTCCGAGTCGGGCTGGTTGTGCGCCAAGGAATTGTGAGTTGTAGGGTGCGTTGTGTGTCCAAGGCTTGTTGGACTTGATGCCAAGTTCTTCAACATGGCGAATGGCTACATAGTCCAATGGGAGTTTGGAGTTGATGACCAAACCCAGAGCAGTTTTCTCTGTGACAGGAGCAGAGAACACTCGTTTAGAACCATCATCATCCTTGATGACAACTACATATTCTTTTTTACCTTGACCTTTGCATTTCATCTTCAATTCTCCTTTTAGGTTGAAAGATGGGGCTTGCGCCCCTTGGGGTTTACTTGCGTTCTACTGTGCCAACCAATTCGCCATCCATGACCAAAAACAAAATGTGTTTGGCAATGTTGAGTGTTTGGCGGCTACGGTTTTGTGCGCCACCAGCAATCAATTCTTGAGCATCAGACATCAAGCCAGCCACAACCATGTTTGCGCCTGTGCATTGGTAAGTGATGGATTGTTTGACCGACTCCACATAAGCGTCAATGTCAGCGACTCCATACATATTGATGTTGCGTTCTTCTTGAGCAGTTGTTTGTGTTGCGTTTGTCATTTGGAAATCTCCTTGAGGTTGCGTTGTTGATGTAGTGAATCATACAGTGATTAACTACCTTGTCAACTACCCTATAACTAATCCCCCACAATTTAATCAACTATTCAATCACAAAGTGCTTGACCAATCAATTAAAAGTCTCTAGACTCCCCCACACTATGAACACACAAACCATGCAAACCATTGAAAACATTAAGGAAAAGGCTGAAATCGCTGGCTACACCATCACAGATGTTGCTCGTCATGCTGGCTTTCACCCTGCCCAAGTTAGCCGTTACGCCACAGGTAAAACCATACCACTTGTCACCACTATCAGGCGGCTAGATGAATCGGTAGATTCCCTGATTCAGGCTCGTTTTAAGGCTCTACAGGGGCTGTTAAATGACTAGGCGCACCATTGGTATTGATTGCGGTCTGAATGGGGCTATAGCCCTTGTAGTCGATGGTGAACTGGTCAGGGTGGTGGATATGCCCACGGTCACCCTTGAGAGGAACGGCAAGACCAAGCGTCAGGTGTCAGTGCCTGAACTGGTGGACATCATCAAGGAACTTGACCCGACAGAGGCATACGCTGAAAAAGTGTTTGCAATGGCAGGGCAAGGGGTTACCAGTGTATTTTCTCTAGGGCGCAGTCTTGGGGTGGTAGAAGGTGTACTCACAGCCCTACGCATCAAGACCACCTTGATGACCCCACAGACATGGATTAAAGCTATGGGCGTGGTAGGTGGCAAGGATGGGTCAAGAGCAAGGGCAATGGAGTTGTTCCCTGACCATTTGAGCCTGTTCAAGAGGGTCAAGGATGATGGGCGTAGTGATGCCAGTTTGATTGCACTTTGGGGGTATCGCAATGGATGACAAAGAACGGCAAACCCTACGAGAGCACATCGTCTGGTTGGGTTCACAGCTTGAACAGGAAAGACGGCAAAACCAACACACCGTAGTTTTCTTAAAGAGGGTGCTTGACCCTGAAGACCTCGGTCATGCGGTGTCGCATGAGGTGAGAAAACTCGCCTACCAATTACTTATTGAACATCACCACATTGAAAGAGACTCATGGCAATCAAACAACTGAACATCAGAGCATCAAGTATTTCACGCACGATTGCTTGCCCTGCAAGCGTGAGGTTGTCAGCGCAAGTTCCCTATCAGGAGAGTGGTGAGGCGGCAAAGATTGGCACTGCCATTCATGCCTTGGCAGAACACTGCTACAAGCGTGACCTTGACCCTATGTTTTTCGCAAACAAGGTTTATGAGGGCATACAGATGACAGAGGAGAACTGCCAGTTTGCACAGCAACATATCAAGACTATTTGGGCAATACATGAGGAATTAAGTCACACGGGTGGAGTTGAAGTTGAAAGGTTTCTACCCTACCAAGAAACCCCTGCATACAAATGCGGTGGCACTGCTGATGTCATAGGTATCTGCAAAGCACATAGCAAGATCATCATTGCTGACTTGAAAACTGGTAGAGGCTATGTTGATGCTGAATCAGATCAACTCAAACTCTACGCACTGGCGGCTATGGAGTCTGAGGGTCTATACCAAGACATTGATACTGTGGAGTTATGGATCATCCAACCCCATCATGGTGAGGTGAGAAAGCACACCATGACAACGCAAGAGTTGGTTGATTGGGAGCACTACATACTGCAACCAGCGATTGAGAATGCCCTGAACCCTGCATTCCCACCTGTGCCATCAGACTCTGCTTGCCAGTATTGTGCAGCTAAGACAATCTGCCCTGCACAAGCAAACTTGGTTGAGGTAGTTCACTCAGCACCACCAGTGGAAGTCTTGACAGAAGAGCAAATCAGCGTCTTGCTGACAAAGTTTGACATGGTTGAGGACTACATCAAGGCGGTGAGAGATCATGCCCTTAAACGCATGGAAAAGGGTGCTGTGATTCAAGGTTGGCAGCTTGCACCTAAGAGAGCAATCAGGTCATGGACTTCAGAAGAGAAAGCGATTGAGCAACTGGTTTTCCTTGGGCTACGAATCCATGAGATAACGAAAACCGAACTCTTGACTCCTGCACAGGTCGAGAAACTGCTGCCCAAAGGCTTAAAGGAATCTATTGAACCGCTTACTTCTCGCATATCGTCAGGGCTGACGCTTGCCAGAGACAAGAGTATTGGTCAATAATCCCAACCCCAATCCCCCACCGTGACATCAGTCACATTTTTTAAACTTCAACTTTCAACAAGGAAAACATCAAATGAATCTAAACCTTTCAAACTCTGGTGGCTCTGGTAATTACATCAGATTCAGCCCACAAGCCAACGCATGGACAAACCAAGATGGTGAGTTCACCTTTGAAAAGTCGGTCTTTGACCATGAAAACTTGCAAACTGGTTGGATGCTGATTGCCGCTGGCATCTTTGAGTTCATGCCTGACAATGGTCTTGGGCAAAAGGGCGCACAACCAAGTGCCGAGTTTAAGCGTGGCTTCAAAGCAATTTTCTATAACAAGACGATGGGCGTGGCGGAGTACAGTGCCAATGGCGCAGGGGCTAACATGGGCTTAGAAGCCCTGTGGAAGCAAGTGCAAGCACAGGCATCTGCTAACGCTGGCAAGTTGCCTGTGGTGGAGTACAAGGGTTCTCGCCCTGAGAAGGTGGGCAAGGGAACAACCAGAGTGCCAATCTTTGAAGTGGTGAGTTGGGTGGCAAGACCTCAAGCAATGCAAGAAGATGGCATGGGTGGGGCAGTGGAGTCAGCGTCACCTTTTGATGCGCCAAAGCCTGTAGCTAAACCAGCACCCTCTAAGCCAGCACCAACCATGAGTGATGATGAGATGTTCAGCTAACCACTGAACCCAACCGCACCAGAGTTTCGGGGGAGACTCTGGTTTTTTTGTCTCTTAACTGGATGCATCAATGTCAGCACAACAAATAGCCACTACCTTGGGCAATGCCAAGAAGGTAGGCAATGGTTACCTAGCAAGTTGTCCAGTACCTCACCACGGTCAGGGCAATGGCGACAAGAACCCAAGTCTTTCAGTGACAGATGGTGACGATGGCAATGTACTTTTTAAGTGCCACGGTGGGTGCGATCAGCAAGAGGTCTTCAACACCATCAAGGATATGGGACTTCTCCCACAGCTACCAGACAGACCAGAATACCTCTCAAATGTTAGACCTATCATGCCAGCAATACCAGTTTTAGAGCATGAATGGTTCTACACAGATGAAAACGAGATGCCCTTGTTCGTGAAGCAAAGGTACAAGACCTTTGATGCCAAGGGAAAGACCTATAAGACGCTCAGAATCTTGCCTGATGGCAGTCGGGTTGGGAAGCTAGGAGATTGCAGAATTGTCCCCTACCGACTCCCCGAGCTGCTTCAGGCGGTTACCAATGGGAAGGTGGTCTACATAGCCGAGGGTGAAAAGGCGGTAGATGCCTTGTGCAGCTTGGGGGTCACGGCTACCACCTCACACGCTGGCGCAGGAGGTTGGAATCAAGACTTGAACCAATACTTTGATGGCGCAAATGTCGTTGTTGTGCCTGATAACGATGTCGCTGGTTGGGCTTATGCCGACAAGATTGTCGAATCCTTACTGCCTGTGGTCAAAACCATCAGGGTTTTGGATTTGGGGTTGGACAAGCCAAAGGAAGACGCTTACGAGTTTGTTCACCAATATGGCGGTACAAAGGAAACACTAGCTGCCAAAGCCAAGGGCGCAAAGGTTTTGGGGCATGAGGATGTCATCTTGATACCCAAAAGACTGAGAGAGACACCACCACCTGACCCTTTCCTCTCCCACGCCAACGAGCCAAAGCTAGAGCAATCAAGCACCAGAAAGAAGTTATTGGTCGAGTCTTGGGACTCCATTAAGGATGAACCAGTGGAATGGCTGGTGGAGTCGATAGTCCCAAAGAAAGGATTTGTAGCCCTGTACGCACCCCCTGCCTCGTACAAGTCATTCATCTCGCTTGACCTAGCTGAAGCCATAGCCACAGGTCGGGATTGGATGGGCTACAAAATACCCAAGAAAGGGGCTGTGCTGTACATCTGCGGTGAAGGGCATGGCGGTATGGGTGCAAGGGTGAAGGCTTGCAAGATACAGAATAAGAGTCCTGATGGGGTGAATCTGTACATCATCAGGGCGCAATTGAACCTCAGATCGTCACCAGAAGACTTTGCGGAGTTGTTGAATGCCATCAACGAGTTGATTGCTGAGATAGATGAACCCTTGGAACTCATCATCTTGGACACCCTGATGCGGATGTCTGGCGGTGGCTTTAACGAGAACTCATCCGAGGACATGGGTGGGTTCATCACCCAAGCAGGGAAGCTTCAGGAAATCTTTGAGTGTGCCTTGATGGTGATTCACCATAGCGGTAAGGATGTCACCAAGGGTCTTAGAGGTCATAGTTCGCTGCTTGGGGCAGTGGATACAGAACTTGAGATTCAAAGGCAAGATTCTGTCATCAATTCAGGGGATTCAGCCGTAATAGGTAACGCAATCCTGACAGTCAGCAAACAAAAAGATGGGGCTGACTCCATCCAGATCGGCATTGAGATCGTACTGGTGGAGATTGGAACATCAGATTTAGGCTTTGAAATCAACACTTCACTGGCGATTAGGCATAACCAAGAGATTGCTGGGAGTAACTCTAAAGGTAGTAAAAACAATGCGGGTAGCGGTAAAAATCAACGGTTGGAGATGGATTCGTTGATGAAGGTTATTAAATCTAAAGGCTCATACCGTGAAGTGGATGGTACTAGTCGGTATGGCGTGAGTTTGGAGGATTGGAGGGCTGAATTTTGGTCTATGAAGGGCTGCACCGAGGAGGATAAAACCACTTTCAAGGTAGCTTGGCTTCGTGCTAGAGAGAGGTTGGTAGCCATAAATAAGGTCGTGATTGGGTCTGGTTGGGTGTGGTTGAAGTCGAGTTCGGAAAACTTCTGATATGTGTTTTTATCCAGTAACAAACGATACAAACGGTAACAAAGTAACTTTTGTTACTCCCGAGGAGATGGTTACAAACCACCTCGGGTCTATGTACCCGAGGTTTGTTACCTGTCACTTTGTAACTTTATAAATTTTATAAGGGAAATAAAAATGAGTCGATCTAGGTCAAGAAGAGAAGTACCCCAAGTTGAGGTCAAGAGGTATGAGCCAACTATTTGGGATATTGAGGCAAGTGCTTGCCTCACCGAATTGGAGGTGAGAAAGGAGCAACATCATCAGAAATGGGGTTGCGAGAGATTGATTACTTTAGTTGACACGGTATTTAGGGAGAGGTTTTGGGTGCAGATGGCTAGGGTTTGGGATGCCACTGATGCCAAGGATATTGAGAGACTGAGGAAGGCGGTCTACGGCATGGTCAAAGGGTACGATGCTTTGGAAGCATGGGCAGTGGACAATGGAGTTCCACAAAACCCACCCATCAGGTTTTTGGAGTGGAAAACTTTGGATGGGAAAATCATGGCAGTTGTCCAGACCGTCAACGAAAGCCTAGACTTGCAGCGAGAACGCAAAGACCTGAATTGGATTTGGACACTGGAAGAGTTTGAGATTGTCTTGGCTGACCCATTGGTGCAAGAGATCATGGCGATTAAAGCACTCGACCCCACCGCACAAGTCAAGATGTTCAAGAAAGGTGAATCAGGGTTTGAAGACATGGAAGACGACCTCCATGTTTTGGAGGGTGAGCCAGCACCTAAACTTTTCAATGTGCCGAGGTGATGGGTGGGTAAAGGCAGACCATCCAGCTTGAAGGTCAAATACTTTCAGCGGCAGCTTGGTGAGGCTGAGAAGACAATTCTTGCCTGTGCTGGCAATGGCGATATATCGTTGGGGTTCAAGATTGTCATTGAATCGTTTGCGGTTCTATGGGAAGCTGGATACAGACCACAGGGCGATTTGCGTGATTTCTTGGGTTTGGATACAGAACGGCAATAAAAACCTGTTCTAGCCCTGTTTTAAGGCTTTCTAGAGGCATTGGCAGTCATAGATTCTGCCTAGCCTTTTTTAATATTTGGAAATGAGAATCACTATCATTCTCAAGTACCCCAATAATGCACCCTCCGCCTCTCTCCCTCTCCGCCTCCCTGCCAGTTGCCGATTTGCCAAATTCCAAGTTATCCACAGGTTATCCACAGATTTGGATCGAAGTTATCCACAATTGCCCCAACTGGTTTCAATTTGCGTCTCAATTGCTGTGCGTTTGTAATGCTTTCTTTGATTTTGAGTTAACATAATGGACATCGTGTTAAATGGATTTTGTAAGTTATCTGTAAGTTGCAGAGAATGTCTAATGAAATCAACAACTTACAAACGCACATCTGCAAACTGAGTTATCCACAGAAAATAGTTCTCAATTTTTCGATGGGGGGGAGGGGGTGGTCTTGGTCTGTGATAATTGTGGGGGCATCCGCCCCTCTGAAAAAGCGAAAATAGAAAAAGGGGCAACTGCCCCGCTTCCCCGCTATGAAAAAAAACAGGTGTTGGCGGTTTCCATAAGGCAGGATTCGGGCGCAATTCAACAAAAATCTCCCACGATGCCGACACGCTTGACCGCCAACGCTGATAAATCTAGCATATCGTCACAGTATTTGCTATAGTCCCCACCTATCACGCCCACCAAGACAAGGACAATCGTGAAGATCGAACAGATGGACAGCATCCAAGATGAAGCCCCACAGCCTCAGCCAGAGAAGAAGAAGGCTGGCAGACCCAAGGGTATCTATGGCTTAAAGCGTCAGATACAGGAGTACGCAAGGAATCCTGAGTTAGCGTTGCCCAAGACTGACAACCAGAGAATCAAGGACTTGAAGGATATGCTTATCAAGTCCAGTGGTAAGGATGTGGTTGAGAAGATGATCTCCATTGCGTTGAATGACAACCACCCCGCACAGATGGCGGCTATCAAGATGTGCGTTGACCGCACACTGCCTGTCTCTATGTTTGAGAAGGATAAGAGCCAGAGGAGTGCGGTCACCATCAATATCACTGGCATAGGCGCACCCATAGCAAGCACCACAACAATTGAGCCTGATGACATACAGGATGTAGAGGTTAAAGATGACTGATTGGCTAAATGAGTACCAAAAATTCTCTGCGACTCCTTGGAGTCCTACTACACTAAAACCAGAAGAAGAACAGCAGTTTCGCAGTTGGTTACAAGGAACTCAACTGTTTAACTCTATCAAATCAGACATAGCCGCTGAACAAAACCTGCCTGTAGAAAAATTGGACAACCAACGAGTTACAGAGATGATTCTTCAATCTCCTGACTATGACTACAGGGGAGCATGGAAAGCAGGGATAAAAGAAACCATCAGCCCTTATGACGGCAAACCTCACTTCCCATCGTCTACAAAAACAGGAAAAATGCTGAAAGACCCAAGTCATCCCACGGCATGGAAAGAATTTTTTATGCGTCAGTATGGTGCAGACCCTGATGCAATGGGACTTGACACTGTAGAAAAAGCAAAAAACTGGAGTCTTTCAACACGAAAGGTAGAAACACCTTTCTATAAAGACCCATTTTCTGCACCTGACTACAGCATCGAATAATGGCTGATCTGAACTTTGCGCTATTGCCGTGGCAACAGGAGGTGTATGCCGACAAGACGAGGTTCAAGGTGGTGGTGGCAGGGCGAAGGTGCGGCAAGTCTAGGTTAGCGGTGACTACCTTATTGATTGAGGGTTTGAGCTGTCCTGCTGGTAGTGCGGTGCTGTATGTTGCCCCGACTCAGGGACAGGCGAGGCAGATCATTTGGGATGTGCTCTTGGACATTGGGCGAGAGATCATCACCAGTAGCCATGTGAACAACATGGAAGTGACCTTGATTAATGGTGCAAAGATATATGTTCGGGGTTCAGACAGACCCGACACCTTGCGAGGTGTTTCCTTGACTTACGCAGTATTGGATGAGGTAGCGGATATTAAGCCTGAGACTTGGGAACAGGTGATTCGTGCGTCATTGTCTGACAAGCGTGGAAGGGCGATGTTTATTGGTACGCCAAAGGGTAGGAACTGGTTCTTTGACCTGTACAACTTGGGTCAGGAGGGTGAGGATGCTGATTGGAAGTCGTGGCACTTCACCACCAAGGACAACCCTTTGATTGATGTCTCTGAGATTGAGAGTGCAAAGAAGACCCTATCAAGTTTCGCCTTTAAGCAAGAGTATATGGCATCGTTTGACAATGCTGGCTCAGATGTCTTCAAGGAGGAGTGGATTCGGTATGGGGAGATGCCTGAGCATGGGAGTTACTTCATAGCGGTGGACTTGGCTGGGTTTGAGGAGGTGGCAAAGCAAGCCGCCAACTCCAAGAAGAGGCTAGACCAGAGTGCCATTGCGGTAGTGAAGGTAACCGAGGATGGCAAGTGGTGGGTGGAGAAGATTGAGTATGGGCGGTGGGACATTAGAACGACTGCTGCCAATATACTGTTGGCGATCAGGGACTATAAGCCCTTGAGTATTGGGATTGAGCGTGGTGCGTTGAAAAATGCGGTACTTCCCTATTTGTCCGATTTAATGCGAAAATCGAACATATATGCCCATATTGTGGATTTGACGCATGGGAACAAGAAGAAGAGTGACCGCATCATTTGGGCATTGCAAGGAAGGTTTGAGCATGGCAGAATCGTGCTTAACAAGGAAGAGGATTGGACAGAGTTCCTAGATCAGTTGTTGATGTACCCATCCCAAGGGGTGCATGACGATCTTCCTGATGCGTTAAGTTATATAGATCAGTTATCTATAACCTCATACTTTGAGGCAGATGATGAAGACGAGTGGCAACCAGTTGACATCATTAGCGGTGTATGAGGATATAAATGGCAACAGACAAACTTGAACAAAACGAATTTTATGAGCCGACTGAGGCTGATAAAGAATTGACAGATTTTGTCACTGACCATTGCCAACGCTGGCGTGATTACCGAGACACCAACTTCCTCCCTGATTGGCTAGAGTACGAACGCATCTTCCGAGGTCAATGGGCTTCTGAAGACAAGACCCGTGAGTCTGAGCGTAGCCGTATCGTCACCCCTGCCACACAACAAGCCGTTGAAACACGCCATGCTGAGATCATGGAAGCTATCTTTGGGCAAGGCGAGTTCTTTGACATTGAAGACAATATCCAAGATGTGAACGGTAATGCCATTGATGTTGAGTTAATCAAAGCTCAACTGATGGAAGACTTCAAGAAAGACAAGATCAGGAAGTCCATTGACCAGATTGAGTTGATGGCAGAAATCTACGGTACAGGTATTGGCGAGATTATTGTCAAGACTGAGAAAGAGTACATCCCTGCCACTCGCCCGATTCCTAATCAGCAAGGGCAAGCAGCAATTGGTGTGATTGAAAGAGACAGGATTGCAGTCAAGATCATGCCTGTCAATCCCAAGAACTTCCTTTTCGACCCCAACGCTAGTTCTATTGATGACTGCATGGGCGTGGCGATAGAGAAATATGTGAGTATTCACAAGGTTGTTGAAGGGATCGAGAGAGGCATCTACCGCAAAGTAGACATCACGCCCACCTACGAAGACACTGACCTTGAGCCTACCCAAGAAGTGTCTCAGTACCAAGATGAGAAGGTGCTTTTGCTCACCTACTACGGTCTTATTCCCCGTGAATACTTGAACAACTTAGAAGAAAACAAAGAGATTGTCGAGTTGTTCCCTGAGAACTCTGCCGCTGAAGACTACACAGACATGGTTGAAGCCATTGTCGTGATTGCCAATGATGGTTTGTTGCTCAAGGCTGAAGAAAACCCTTACATGATGAAGGACAGACCCGTCTTGGCATACCAAGATGACACTGTTCCTAACCGTTTGTTGGGTCGTGGCACAGTGGAAAAAGCATTCAATATGCAAAAAGCCATTGATGCACAGACTCGTAGCCACTTAGATTCACTTGCATTGACCACTTCCCCCATGATTGCAATGGATGCAACACGGTTGCCAAGGGGTATGAAGTTTGAGATCAAGCCAGGAAAAGCAATCCTCACCAATGGCGCACCCAGTGAGATTCTTTACCCATTCAAGTTTGGTCAAAGTGACCCCAACAACCTAGCCACTGCCAAAGAATTTGAGCGTATGTTGCTCCAAGCCACTGGAACACTGGACTCTCAAGGCATGGTCAGCCAATCTGCCCGTGATGGTGGTGGTATGTCGATGGCTGTTGCCTCCATCATCAAGAAATACAAGCGTACTTTGGTGAATTTCCAAGAAGATTTCTTAATTCCATTCATTAAGAAGGCGGCTTTTCGGTTCATGCAGTTTGACCCAGAGCGTTACCCCTCTGTAGACATGAATTTTGTGCCTACTGCCACCTTGGGCATCATTGCTCGTGAGTATGAGCAACAGCAATTTATTGGTTTGTTGCAGACTTTGGGTGCTGAGACTCCTGTTTTGCCGATTATCCTCAAAGGAATCATTGGAAACAGCAGTTTGTCTAACCGCATGGAGTTGATTGCCAAGTTGGAAGAAATGATGCAACCCAATCCTGAAGCACAACAGATGCAACAGGCTCAACAGCAGTTGGCTATCCAAGCGGCACAGGCTCAGATCGCAGTTTCTACCACTCAGGCTGAACAAAACAGGGCTGAAGCACAGAAATTACTCACAGAGGCACAGTTGATGCCTCAAGAAGTGCAAGCCAAGAACATGGCGGCTGTGACAAAGAATCTTCCGAACCAAGATGACTTGGCTTCCAAAGAGTTTGACAAGAGAGTTAAGATTGCTGAGTTGATGTTGAAGGAAGCAGACATCAAAAACAAGTCTAAGATTGTTGAACTGCAAATGGCTGAGAAAAACAACAAGATTTCAGGCATGGAAGAAGATTTCCTCAACCAATTGACCAAGCAGTTAAGTTCTGCTCAAACTGGTACTGAATAATGGATGTCGAAAAACTTGCCAAGGAGCTAATCCTTAAAAACATGACTCCTGAACAGCAGATGGCTGTTCTTGAGGGCATTAAGTCTACTGTTGCCGAAGCCAAAGAGGTACAAAAACGCAAGATTGGCGAGAATGTTGACATAGTTGTCCAAGCACTCAAGAAAATTGAGGCAGATATTCGCTCTCGTTATGACGATGTTGGCAATGCCATTGAAAAGCGTGTTGCTTCTATCAAAGATGGTCGTGATGGTAAAGACGGCAAGGATGGAAGGGATGGCAAAGATGGAAAAGCAGGTCGAGATGGCGCAAAGGGTAATAAGGGTGACGCTGGTCGAGATGGGCGTGATGGAGTGGATGGTGTTGATGGTGTTTCTGTTACCTCTGCTCGCATTGATTTTGATGGTAGCCTTGTCATTGTCCTGTCTAGTGGCGTTGAACTCAATGTTGGTGAGGTTGTTGCTCCTGATCTTGCAGAACGCATCAAAGTCATTACTAATGGTGGCGGTACTTCTCAGTCTGTTCTTGATACTCTAGCCTCCCTACAAACCCAAATCAATAACCTGATTCCTAGTCAAACAGGGAATGCAGGAAAGTTTTTAACCACTAATGGAACAAGCACATCTTGGGCTTCTGTTGCTGGTGGTTTGAGTTACCAAGGCACATGGAATGCTTCTACCAATACGCCTACATTGGCAAGCAGTACAGGAATCAATGGCTACTACTACATTGTTGCAACTGCTGGCTCTACCAATCTAAACGGCATCACTGATTGGGCGATAGGAGATTGGTTGCTGTTCAATGGTTCTGTTTGGCAGAAGATTGACCAATCAGAGACTTTGCAATTTGTCACATCTACTGATACCAGTGTCACAGTCACGACAACAGGCTCAACTGCTGATCTTGCTGTTTACTCATCTCCAAGACTGATTACTCAGGTTCGCAATGAGACAGGCGCAACGCTGACAAAGGGAACAGTTGTCTATATCAATGGTGCTTCTGGCAACAAAGCTACTGTAACCAAGGCTCTTGCAACAGGGGACACTACCTCTGCCCAAACACTTGGTTTGATTCTGGCAGATATTTCAACAAACAATAACGGCTATGTGATTTTGGCTGGCGACATTGCAGGGTTAGACACTTCTGCATTTGCCGCTGGTACACAGTTGTACTTGAGTTCTTCTACGGCTGGCGCATACACATCTACCAAACAATACGCTCCTAACCACTTGGTTTATGTAGGTGTTGTCACTCGTAGCCATGTGAATCAAGGCTCAATTGAGGTCAGGATTCAAAACGGCTATGAGATGGATGAGTTGCACAATGTGTCTGCTCAAAATGCCACCAATGGTCAAGTGTTGATCTATAACGAAACAACTGACTTGTGGGAAAAGAACACGCTAACTGATGGTACAGGTATAACCATTACTGAAGGTGCTGGTTCTATCACGATTGCCAACTCAGGAGTGACCTCTGCGGTTGCTGGTACAGGCATTTCAGTTTCAGGTGCTACTGGTGCAGTCACAATTACCAACTCTGCCCCTGACCAGACAGTTGTATTGACTGCTGGTACTGGTATTAGTACGAGTGGTACTTACCCTAACTTCACAATCACCAACTCAGCACCAGATCAGACGGTTGCATTGACAGGAGCAGGGACTACCTCTGTTACTGGTACTTACCCTAATTTCACTATCACATCGAATGACCAGTATTCAGGCACTGTAACCTCTATCACTGCTGGTACTGGTTTGACAGGTGGAACGATTACAACAAGTGGCACTGTTGCATTGGATACCAGTGGAGTGACAGCGGCAAGCTACACAGCGGCAAACATCACTGTTGATGCTTATGGTCGAGTAACTGCCGCATCTAATGGTACTGCTGGTGCAAGCATCAGTAACGACACAAGTACATCAACCAATGTCTACCCATTGTTTGCAAATGCAACATCAGGTACGCCAACTACAATTTACACTGGTAACACCAAGTTGCTTTACAAGCCTAGTACTGGCGAGTTGCAATCAACTGTTGTTATTGCGTCAAATGGGATATTTGTGAATAGCCAAACAATTTCAGCAGACTACACTATTGCGGCTGGTCAGAATGGTATGAGTTCTGGTGCGGTTTCTGTTGCAACTGGTGTAACTGTTACAGTTTCAACTGGTTCAGCTTGGACTGTGGTGTAAAGGAAAACAATGTCACAAGTAGCCATATCAGGAAATGCGGCAGGGTCTGGAACAGTCACTGTTACATCACCCAACACAAGTAGCAATTACACGCAAACGCTATCAGCTTTATCAGGAACAATCCCTGTTGTCACATCATCAACAGCATTGATAACTGGTGCGCCAATCTATGAAAATACAAAAACAGTGACTACTTCATATTCTGTAACTTCTGGTTCTTGCGCTATGTCTGTAGGCGCAATCACATTGAATGCTGGTGTTTCAGTCACACTTCCATCTGGTTCTAGATGGGTAATTTTGTAAAGGATTGAAATGGCTTCCCTTGTTTTAACAGGAGACACATCAGGACAAATAACTATTGCCGCCCCTGCTGTTGCTGGGACTACCACGCTGACTTTGCCAGCTACCACAGGAACTGTGCTGAATGATGCAACTGTGGGCGTGTGTCGTGCTTGGGTAAATTTCAATGGTACAAGTACAGTCGCTATTCGTGCGTCATTTAATGTGACGAGTATTACGGATAATGGTACAGGAAATTACACAGTTAACTTCACAACTGCAATGACGGATACTAATTATTCAGCAGTAGGAACTTGTGGTAGCCCAGCAGCGGCTCATGGTATTGTTACATTTTTTGCAGGTACAGGAACAGTTACTGGTACAGGTGGTGTGCAATTTGCCACTGTCACTGCAAATGGCAGTTCGACACAGTTTGACTATGTGCTTGTATGTCTTGCAATTTTCAGATAAGGCTTAACCATGTCAATACTTGTTTTAACTTCTGACACGCTGATTGGTACACCAGCCGCTGGCAACCTTGAATACAACGGACAGTTCTTTGGGACTGACAGCAATGCGTCTCGGGCGCAGTTGCAGAGGATTACGCAAGGCACTGCGGTTGCGTCTACCAGTGGGACATCAATTGATTTCACTGGCATCCCTGCGTGGGTGAAGAAAATTACTGTGATATTTAGTGGTGTGAGTACGAATGGTACAAGTAATTTAATTTGCAGAGTTGGTAACGGCTCTATTGTTTCTTCAGGGTATGCAAGTGGTGCAGTTCGTACTGGTCTTGGTGGTGCTGGTGCAACATCTACTGCTGGCTATTTATTAAGTCCTGATAATGCCAGTGCAGTAATCACACATGGTCAAATTGTTATAGCCAATATTTCGGGAAATTCTTGGAATGCTACTTTTGTTTTAGGTCGTTCAGATGACGGCTATGCGTATTTAGGTGGCGGTTCTCTAACCCTTGGCGGAACACTCGACCGTGTACGCATCACCACTGTCAACGGCACAGATACATTTGACGCTGGCACAGTCAATATTCTTTACGAGGGTTAATCATGGCAACAGTCATCGATGGTTCAGCAAGCGTAACAATCAACTCAGGTGCGGTGCTGGGGATTACCTCTGGCACTGCGGTTGCCTCTACATCAGGTACAAGCATCAACTTTACTGATATACCAAGTTGGGTGAAGCGGATCACTGTGATGTTTAATGCTGTGAGTACAAATGGAACAAGCAATTTACAAGTTCAAATAGGTGCTGGTTCGGTAACTTCAACTGGATATGTTTCTAGTGGTTGGACAACAAACACAAATAATGTCAATAGTACCGCTGGCTTTTTAATGACTGGAACAAATGCTGCCGCTTATGCATGGAGTGGTATTGCAACAATTTGTCTCTTAGGGTCAAATGGCTGGTCGTTTGCGTCAAATACATCTTATCAAAGTTCAAGTGCCTTAAGCCTTGGTAGTGGATATGTTGGATTATCGGGAACTCTTGACCGAGTACGCATCACCACCGTCAATGGAACGGATACCTTTGATGCGGGTAGCGTAAACATCATGTATGAAGGATAAAAAATGACACACAGAATCGTTGTAAATGTCCAAACTGGTGAAGTCACTCAAGTTGAGTACACGACTGAAGAACAAGCGGCACATGATGCGGCAGTAGCGGCACAGCTTGCAGAGGCAGAAGCTAAAGCACTTGCTGAAGCACAGGCATTGGCAGAGGCGGCACAGGCAACAGAGGAAACTCAAGGGACAACCAATGGTAGCTAAGTTAGACGGCACAAACGGACTGCTTCAGCAGTACGATTACCAAGCCCCATCGACAGGGTTTAGCTATACCTTTGCCGCTGGTGTAAATGTATTGGTGATGAATCCTGCTGGTACTTTGGCAACAGGAACAATCACAATGCCAGCATCCCCTGCGGATGGCATGACAATTTCATTTAGCTCAACTCAAACAATCACAGCATTGACTGTGAACGCCAATACTGGACAAAGTATTGTGCGCAAACCAACTTCTTTTGGTGCTGGTTCTGCTATGACTTTTGTTTATCGTTTGTCAAATACAACTTGGTATCCAATGACAAACTATGCAACGGCAGGGACTGTGTTGCAAGTTGTCAGTTCTACTAAAACAGACACAGCTTCAACTAACTCTCAAACATATGTTGATACAGGATTATCAGTCGCTATAACTCCTACATCATCAAGTAGCAAAATATTAATTCTTATATCAATAAATGTATCACATAGTGATTTTGGAGTAAAGAGAATGTATTTCCGTGTTTCTGGAGGTAACTCTTTTGCCAATTATGTTGGGGGTAGCGGAGCATCTGGACACACAGACTCATTTGCTGTTTGTCATAGAGCAGGTGATGTATATTCAATGGTAACTGCTTCAGGAACATACTTGGATAGTCCAGCCACTACATCATCAACTACTTACAAACTTCAATGGTCTGTTGAAACAACCGCATCAACAGCTTACTTAAATAGACCAGCTACGGAAGACGCAAATGGTTCTAGAACAGCATCAACAATCACAGTCATGGAGATTGCCGCATGAATCACAATGCAATATATGCACTCTATCCAAGTGTTGTCACTGTTGACGATGGCACAGGCGCATTTGATGCACAAGGAAACAAAGTCGAAATTGACATGGCGGCAGTTAATGCTTGGATTGACCCCAACGCATACAAATACAAACGAGCATCAGAGTACCCACCAATCACAGACTACCTTGATGGTGTAGTCAAAGGCGATCAGACGCAGATTGACAAGTACATTGCTGATTGCTTGGCAGTCAAAGCTAAATATCCCAAGGTGACTACATGACTACCTTAATCAGCGGAACAGCAGGAGTTACATTCCCAGCAGGGGGTGTAGGCAATCCAGCAGGGGCTGTCGTAGGTACAACTGATTCTCAGACGCTGACAAACAAGACGCTAACTAGCCCAACACTGACAACACCAAACATTGACTCAGCACAGATTGCTACTGTGTCAGGCACTGCACCTTTGTATATGTGTCGTGCTTGGGTGAACTTTAACGGTACTGGCACTGTGGCAATTCGTGCAAGTGGTAATGTAACGAGTATTACGGATAATGGGGTTGGCACTTACACAGTGAATCTCACAACAGCCCTACCAGATACAAATTATGCGCCAGTTTGTTCTGGATCAAGAAGCTCAACACTTCTTGGATATGGTGTACTAAAAGGAAGGCCATCATCAACAAGTGCTTGTAATATTTATTTTTATATTGAAGATACTTATTCAGGAGAATCTGCGACTGATGGCGATATTTTATGTGTATCAATTTTTAGATAAGGAAAAGCTATGACAAAAAGAATCATTTACCCAACAGACGATGGTGTAGCCATCATTGTTCCAGCACCTGAATGCGGTTTAACTATTGAGGAAATTGCCGCTAAGGATGTTCCTGTTGGCAAGCCTTACAAGATTGTGGATGTCTCTGACATTCCAACAGACCGCACATTCCGCAACGCATGGGAGTTTTCAGAATGATTACCATCAACATAGCCAAAGCCAAGACCATTGCCCACGACAAACGCAGAGAGGCTCGGTCTGCCGAGTTTGCGCCCTTGGACATTAAGGCAACCATTCCCTCAGAGGCAACAGCGGCAGAAGCGGCAAGGCAAGCTGTGCGGGAGAAGTATGCCGCCATGCAGACTGCCATTGATTCAGCATCCACGGTTGACGAGATCAAAGCGGCAATGCCATGAGTCCTGACCTACAAAAGTATTACGAATCCCGATTTGAAATGATGGGGAATCAGGGGTGGAAGGATTTAATTATTGATATTGACAATATGATAGAGTCACTCAATAATATAAGCGTAATTCCTGATGAAAAGACCTTGATGTTCAGAAAAGGTGAAC